CTTTTGAACCATTCCTTCTGGCGTAGCACCTACACTGTACGACGTTGATGTTGTGTTGTCCGTATAGGTGATGATCGTCCTTGTCCAAAGATATGGCTTTGATGTGTCCGCAGCCGGTATCGACGCAGACCATGTCCCGGTTGGGGTTGTTGTACCGCTAGACGATGCCTGATAAGTCACCACAGTTGATTTAACACCTTTCCCGGTTGCACCGGTATCACCCTTCGCTCCGGTAGCTCCCTTATCTCCATACACACCAATAACCTTCTTTGCAGTATCTACCGAAGTATTGTTCGTATATGTGATCGTTTCATAGTTCCAAAGGTACTTGTTTGTTGCTGTCATCGTCGGTACTGTTGTAGACCATGATGTTGGTACTTTGGTATTCGAGGTTGATACAGCATAAAACTCCTCTATCTCCTTAATTCCTATTCCGTCAGTTCCATTCGTGCCGTCACTTCCGTCCTTACCATCGGCTCCTGGATTTCCTCTATCACCATACGCACCTATAATACATGGCATTGATGTACTTACGATCGTTCCATCTGTCAGTTTTACAACCTCATAATTCCACAGATACTTTTTACTTGATGAAACTGACTGCACTGTTGTTGTCCATCCAGAGGTTTTTGCTGTGACACCACTTGAAGCAGATGTTGCCAAATAATAGTTGATAACTTCGCTGATACTCTTACCGTCGACGCCATCCTTACCGTCAGCTCCCGGTGCGCCATCTGCGCCCTTATCTCCTTGGTCGCCTTTCGGTATCACGAAATCAAGAATCATATTCTTGTTGTCTCCGGCATTTTTCACTTCCGCATCTGAACCAGCGCCACCTGTTGTCACTGATCCTATTTTGATGCTCACTGTCTGCCCAGATTCAGATCCGTCACCAGAAGATGGATATGGACCCGCAGACACGCTCACTGTATCTGCTTCACAATCATAAGATATTGATGTACTGTTATTACTGATATTGACTATTTTCTTAGATACGGACGCAACTACATAAGTTCCTGTAATCTGCTCCCTTGCCCCTACCTTGTCATTTACATCAAATATATATTGATCGTTACTGTCCAACGAAAAATCGACCGAATCACTTGCAAAAGACTCTGTTATCTTATCAATTCCACCCTGAATCAAATCCTCATCTGATTCAGCATTGGAATTGTCGTAGATCTCACACATCTCATCCAATCCGGTAAGTGTCTGTGTTCCACTGATATTACCAAGCAAATCGCAGTAAATATGAATCACTCGTCTATCTTTCAGGTCACCTCGTCCAAGACATATAACATGATTGATATGCTTGCTATTTCTCTTAATTGTGAAACTTATCTGATCTGTATCAAACTGCTCATCCCGACTATAATCAGTAAGAGGACTTGCCGATAATTCAACAAATCCTCTATTAAATACCATATTCAGTTTTGCATTGTATGCTTTCAGCATCTTCATGATGCCTGTATAACCCTTTATATAACGATTCATCTGATAGGATGATATCTGTATCTTTGAGTTCAAAGTGCTTACCTTGAACAGCTCCGAAAGTCCCATCCGTTCAATCAAAAGCTTTAACACTTCGTTTGCTTCTCCAGATACGCTCAAATAGTCTTCGCCTTCATCTGGTTGCAACACTTTAGACTCAAGTATGCCGTGCCATGTACGACCTGAGTATGTTACTGTCGTCTCATCTGTATCAACGCCAACGGAATCTATCACTCCGCCATATTCTTCGCCCTCAAAATAAAGATAATAACCAGTTTTACATACGTTATTATTGATATTTACTTTACATTCAAAATCATTCTCGTCGCTTCCATATGCAAGATCTAATGTATAGTCTTTGAGCACATCGATATCTTTTTTGGATTCATCCATATAAATTAAGTCCATCTTGGTATGCTCCTCTCTTCCAACAATGTAATATCAAATATCAGATTTGACGAAATAGCTACATCCATTACGCCCGGCGGGATCTTTTGAAATATGTAAGAGTCTCTATTTCGCAGATCAAAACAATTCCGCTGACTACCGTCGCTTTCATACAAGATTATTGTCTTTTCTACAGAGTCAATCGTCAGGTACTCGTTTGCTTCAATATCAACATCCACCGAATACATATGTCCTCCAATCAATATCTCTGGACTTTTACATGGTCCATAAATACGCATCCGAAAATTTGTATTTACAAAATCCGCATTTTGCAGTTTTTTCCCAAGAATATTTGATGTGTAATCATATGGATGATCGTTATTATAGTCTAAGTTTTTACCAACTATCTCCTCATTTGAATTGAATGTAATAATCGTTTCTTTTATCCATTGCGGATAATCCGTCTGAATCGTCAACGTATTCTTCATGTATCGCTTATTATAGGTGTATTTTGACGCCTTACATCCTGTGACATAACACCGCATATAGTAATCGCCAATATAGAGTTTTCCATGTTTTCTGGCAACTACATCCTTTTCACACACCTCAAACAAACGATTTCTACTTTCTGTGCCCTCGTCATCATTTCTACATGCAAAAACGACTGGCAACGACTTCTTGACAATTCCCATCTTAAATGACGATATTTTGTCATTCATGCTTGTAGCTGTCCATGCGAAATCATGCAGATCGTTCTCGTTGATATAGATGCCATTCGCACCAAATTCAATTACCTCGTTCATATGATTGACATATCGTGCTTTTTCTATCAAGTTGCCGTCACCTCTTTTACCATTCTTGCAAATTCTCTCTTATCAACTTTCATATTCACGGATTCCATACCCTCAAGTATCAGATCTGGGAGCCGCTCTAACAGCTCATATATAAGCTCAAGCAGTGCATTGTCATTTTTGCTTCCAGATGATGACTGACCATAATCTAACGCATTCTTCATATCCTGCGCTACTCGCGAAATCCACATGCGATTCTGATGCAGCGGTACAACCGCTTCCGCTCCGTCACCTTCCAGAAGTGCAATCTCACCTTTCTCAACAACACCGCCTTTTGCATGCTTTCTAGCAGATGTAGATTTATTAGTTATTTTTGCCGTTGCGCTGCTTTTCAGCGATGACGTATCCACTTGAACATTAACATCCTGAATAAATAAATTATGCAAAAAATCCTTAAACCAACTCGCGATATTCGGTGCAACCTCTTTCAAACCTTGCCACAATTTATTCATAAGTCGTTTTCCTGCTTCCCACATTTCACCAAGGCATTCACCAATTGCTCTCACAATAGACGCTATAATCTCTGGCATTTTCGAAGCTAAAGCATTCTTTATTTCCGCAAGATTCGTAATAAGTGCCATAAACAAATCTACGCCAGCGTAAATCATATCATCCAGATGCTCAAGCAGAGCACCTGTTATAGCCTCAATAATTTGTGGCAACGCCTTACAGATTGTATCGATAATCTGTGGTAGTGCATCGATCAACGCAACAAGCAATTTAACTCCAGCCTGAATGATTTCATCAATATGCGAAAGCAGCGCCTCAATTATACTCGATATAATTTCTGGCAATACCGAAACTATCGTATCGATTATCTGCGGCAACGCATCAACCAGTGATGTCAATAATTCAATTCCGCACTCGATGATCATAGGTATACAAGATAATATATTTTCGACCATCTGCGTAATAATCCCCGGAAGCTCCTGAAGCAACTGCGGTACCGCCTGCAAAATTCCATTCGCTAAACCTAACAGTAACTGAATGCCAGTTTGCACAATCTGTGGCACGTTCTGAATCAATGTTGATGCAAGTTGACTTACAATTGTAATTGCTGTCGATAAAATCGTCGGAATGCCATTTGTAAGTCCCTGTGCCAAGCTCTGTATCAACTCAATACCTGCATCGAGTATATCTGGCAATGCCTCTACAAGTCCTGATACAATCGCTCCTGCTATTGTAACCGCCGCATTAAGAATCATCGGCAAATTAGTTACTATTACACTAATAAGCTGGTTGACAATATTTTTGAAGCATGGTATTAGTTCTGGCACCGCCTTGAGCAATCCATCCAGCAACGCCCGGATCATGCTTGTGCCTGCTTTGATCATACTCGGCAGCGTCGTTGATACGATATTCGGTACCGTCTTGGCAATGATCGGTGCAAGCTTCTCTACGAGCGTACCAACACCCTTCAAAGCGATTTCCACTCGTGGCAGAATGTTATTACCAGCAGTCGTTACGGATTCAACAAAATTATTGACAAGCACATCGAAATCCTGTGTATCATCAGCGATTCCAACGACAAGATTCTGCCATGCCGCCTTCGTCATGTTCACAGATCCCTGAATTGTTGTTGCCGCTTCCTTTGCCGTAGTGCCTGTGATACCCATTTCTGTCTGCACAACATGGATAGCATCTACGATATCCGCATATGATGATAGATCAAACTTCTGTCCTGATAGCTTCTCCGCATCTTCCAAAAGTCGCTGCATCTCTTCCTTGGTACCGCCATAGCCGAGCTTCAAGTTATCGAGCATCGTGTAGTTCTGCTTTGCGAATCCCTGATATGCATTCTGGATGGATTCCATCGAGGTACCCATCTTATTTGCATTATCGGACATATCTGTGATCGCTACATTTGCCTTTTCAGCCGCTGCCTTTGTATCTCCATCCAAGCTCTGTAACAACGACGCCGAAAAGCCTGTGACAGTTTCCATATATTCATTTGCGGACAATCCAGCCGTCTGATATGCATTTGCAGCATATTTCTGTACTTCACTTGCTGAATCCTTGAACAGCGTCTCGACACCGCCGACAAGCTGCTCATAATCCGAATATGCCGTCACAGCACTCTTCACAAGTGCCGCCGTTGCCGTTGCCGCCGCAGCGCCCCACTTTGCAAATGTTCCAATGCCCTTCAGAAGAGCTTGTCCTACGCCGGATGCCTTACCCGCAACAGAATCTAAACCATCCTCAGTTTCTGCCTGACCTTTGAGTGCAATTCGTCCAAAGATCTTAAATAATTCCATCGCATTCTCCTTATACCAATTCAATGCCGAATGCATTCATTGAATTTTCCACCATCGCTTTGATTTCTTCGTCAGATAGTGATTTCTGAGATGATGCCTGATCACGTACACGATTTACGAAATCCTCATAGGATTCTCCCTGCACCTTGTTCAAAAAGAACTCCCATAGAACATCCTCTTCGGTATCCTTGTTCGTCCGCTTCACTATAGAATCCACAAACTCTACCAAACGATCTGTCGCAATCATCTCATCCATCAATAAAAAAGGACTTGCATATCGCTTGAATAGCAAGTCCCAAAACTCTAAATCACCTACCCGATAGATTTCAAAGCAACCTTGAAAAAATCTGCGAATCCACTCTGTCTGACAACGTCCATAATCATCGCAATGAATGTTCCCGGATTCATATCTTCGAGTTCCTTCACAGTCATACCTGACAGATTCGAAAGAAGCTGATAGATGTATTTCTCAGCATTCGGAAGATTCGACAGGATCACATCGCCAATCTCAAATGCAATGCCCATACCGAGCTCTTCTACATCCTTCATAGTGATCTTCTGATTCTGCATAGATTTTTCTATCAAACGTTTTGCTTCATCCGATGAAAAGCAATCAGAAAACTTGCTGATTTTAATACATGAAATAATCTTCATCATTGGGAAGATGTCTTTCTAATTCAATGCTCGCAATGTATACGGCTTTTTCTCTTCCTGTACAGCTTCCTCTACTGTTCCCTGCATTACTTCTGTTTCTGTTGTCATTTCCTTTTCCATGGTTACTTATCCTCCTAATATTCGGTATTACGCTGCATCATCCAGCAACTGATCAACTGTATTACTCTCAACAACTTCCTTCGGCATATAGATATGATACGGAAGCACATTCGTCATAGCGCCTGCCTTGAGCTCAGCATAGCAATCGAAAGTCGTTGGAATTGTTGATGCTTCTTTGTTCTTCGTATCTGCTGACAAGCCAGATGTACAAAGCGCATAATCAAATAATACGATCACAGGTGTTCCGTTCGTCTTGTATCCGACGCATGCAAAATTCTCGACATAATCGCTGTCTTCGATTGTTGCCTTGGATTCAATCACATCCATAGTTTCATCTACCGACGTTCCTTCCTGTCCGATTGTTGTTGCCTTCAACCATTCTTTTGTAAGCTCGACCATGTTCGTCTCAACCTTTGCCGTCTCGCCAACTTTCTGCACAAGTCCCTTCGCATTAACAAGCACACCATCCACCGAGATATTTGTAATCTCTGGAGCAATCGTGAACTTTGTACCGCCAGATGTAGCACCAAGCAAAGTACCTGTCCAGAGCTTCTTGCTTGTGTCATACTTAAAGTTTTTGTACAGCACACACGCATTCAACAGTATCCGTTTCGGCGTATCCGCTGTTACACCAGATACACACAATTCTCTCCATGTGTTTTCTGCCATTTATATCACCTTCCATTCCTTTATACTCAAATTTATCTGAATTCTCTTCAATGTCCCATCTCCGGTCGGTACCGAAAATGCATTTGAATAAAAAACAGCCACACACGAACCATCCTGATTCATGCGTGACTGTGGTAAGAATCTCTCTATTGTTTCTTTGTCCTGCTCAAATAGAATCGGATTCCCACGTGTCCATCCATTCAATATAAATGTTGTCCCCTGACTTCCATCCTCTTCCTTGGTCGGAGAATCATCTTCCATGTACTCTCCAACATAATATCGGTCTGGTATTTCACCAACCCATTCTCCGAATTGGTATGGAATCCCGCTGGACTTCATTAGTTCACCAACATAATTTAATGCTGCTATACTCATTATTTCAACTCTCCAAATATTTCATTTGCACGATTCTGAATTGCACCATTCGTAGCCTTGAAGGCTTTTTCAAGCGGTCTATTCGGTGTCTTACCATGTGTGAAGTGTCCATTTCCCTTCTTATCCTCATAATACCAGCCGCCTTTACGACCATTACCATTCACGGCATATTCGCCAGTACCGAACTCTTCCCAGATGGCATTTTCTTCTGGAGATCCAACTGTTGCTTCTAATTCAGATTCATCGACTACATAAGTGTATGAACCCCTTGTCTCTCCAGTATCTACTCTGGATGCATTGTGTACAGCCGTCTGCACTTCTCCTGCCGCTTCTTCAAGAAATGCAATCGCCTTTTCTCTGATTGCCTTCTTGATCCGTATAGAATTGTTCTCAAACTCTACATCGGACATATTACTGACCTCCTGTGTATTTCAGATAGATTTCCAACTGCTTATGCAGTTCCATCGGATCGTCAATCACCATGATGTCATACACCTTGTCATTGATCACCATCTGACTGTTCTCCGCCTTGATGCGGCTGTCGAGCTTCTTATAGTCTGCAAGGAACACGTGCGTAGATTCCTGAATCTTAGCATTATATGTTGTGTACTTGCTGTCTCCTGTCGATAGATCAAGATACCCTGTTATATCATCCACAGTCTCCCATGTCTTATCGCATGAACCGATGATATTCGTCTCTGTCTTACAGAGCTGAATCTGACCGGTTATATTTCCGCCAATCATCTAATCACCATCCATTTAAAATCTCGCTTTCATATACGGCTTCAGGAATCCAAGAAGTGACTTTGGGTATCCCATAAGCGAATTATCGCCATCCATGTTGAAATACGTCACAGAATGTCTGCTAAGTGTCTCCGACTGAATACCGACCTTGTCCCGGTTCTCGATATCCCATTTCAGCATATTGGCTACACCGAGCTTCACATCCATAGGATATTTGACCTTCGTTACAAGTACACATATTTCATCCGAAAGTTGCTCATCAAAATCCATATGTGCATTGTCCATATCAATGCCTTTGATCACATACAATCCATCGTTATACAACGATTCCGATATTTGTACGGTGTCACCCTCTGCAAACAGATTCGATGCACCCTGTAGCACTCCGCTCTTGACCTCTGCATTAAATCGTCTGTTTCTGTCTTGGAAGTTGTTATTTGTATACTTCCGTATAAGGAGCTCCAGCGCCTGAAGCTTTGCTTCAAGCACCGGATCCTTTGCAGTAATATCGATATATGATTTCAACTCTTCAACGGTCATAATCATATGATCACCGCCTTACTGCTGCTCTGTGACAGTATATCCGTCGTGTTCCTTAAACCATGATGCCATGCGCTCGCTCTCGATCACTGCCTGTCCGTTTGCGAACTGGACGCCACCGGCACCAACTCCGCAATAAGCAGGCGCATTGTTAACGACTACAAGCCACTTTACAGCCTTTGTCTCTTCTGCCTTTGTCTCTGTCTTTGCTGGCATATTTATCACCTATCCTCTCTGCTTACGCAATCTTGATGTTACGAAGTACGCCTGCATGCTGTGTATTCTTCAACACGGTTGCAGCGATCATCTCGACTTCTGCGTCCTTTACTGTGCCCGGCTTGCTGAAATCAGGCAGGTACTTGTTGATAACCGAACCACCATTCAGACTGATGCCATGGAAACCATCGTTCACATCAAACTTGACTGTATAGATGTCTGTCAGTCCTGTTGTTGCTGTCTCTGCCGATCCAATCTTTCTGCTGATTCCCTTCTTTACAACCGAATTTGCGGTCGCATCGCTTCCGCTCACAGTATAATGATTCTGCATGTCAACGAACTTGACACCATCCAGCGTTGTAATACGCTTTCCGAATGCTTCTTCGCTCTCTGTCTTATAGCCGAGCACACGAGCAACAGTCTGGATCTTTGTAATCATCTCTGTGTTCGTAAGAACAGCATCTGCAGCGGTTGTCTGGATCAGAAGCGAAAGTGCTTCATAGAACTCGTCCGCATTTGCCTTGATCTTGTCAATTGTAGACAAGTCAATGGACTTGGATGCTCCATACTCTGTTGCTGTTCCTGCAAGCATAGAATCCAGTCCCTGAAATTCTGGATGATCTGTGGATGCAGTTGTAGTTGCATCACCATTGATCAGTGTATAGTGGAATAGAGAAACAATCGCCTTGATATGTTCCTCAATCTGGTATGCAAGGTTGTCGAAGTTTCCTGCCACCATATTAAGCACTCTGTCCATCTGTACAGCACCGCCCATAATAGCAAGGTTTGCTTCGCACTCCTGCTTTGTAGCTACAGAGTTTGTATAAGAACCGCCAAGCTTACGGAATTCTGCTGTAGCTGGAAGCACCTTTCTAAGATACTTGTATTTCATTGTTGAGCCACCGCCTGATGCAGATACACAATCGTCAAACGGAAGCATCTGGAGCACGGTAGACTGTCTCAGGAAGATATCCACGATCTGTGAGAATACCTTATCGCTCATACCCTTCTTCATTTCTTCTAATGTCATTGCCATAGTATTTCACCTTTCCTTTCTTAGCCGTTCGTTGCGGCTTCATACTGCTGTTTCAGCGCTTCTGCTAAATCCTTAGGCTCTGCAGAACCGCCAGCCGGATCTCCCTTGTCCAGCTTATTCTCAATAATCTGTCGACTTCCACCTTCAGAATTCTCAAAGTGTGTTGGGAACTGCGTCTTGAGAGTAGTGAGCATATCATCCCATCCTTTGATGTTGCCATCATCGTCGATTTTGAGCTCTTCGCCCTTCTCTTTCAGCATCTCCTTAATCTTGAAGGTCATATAATCGGTATCATCCGTCTTGGCTGATAGCAAAGCGACTTTCAAAGCGGAGCTGACCTTTGTCTCTTCCAGTTCCTGCTGCAAGCGGGCATTCTCCGTCTCATACGTTGAAATCTTCTGCTGCATACCTTCATCACCCTTGGAAGCCTTCTTCAGTTCTTCAATGAGCTTATTTGCGTTGCCAATCTCCGTGTCTTTGCCGTTGATCAGACCATTCAATCTCTCGGTTTCGGAATCATACTTCTCTTTACTGATGTAATTTCCTTCCGACAGATCCGCAAATCGAACATGCTTGAGCTTGTCCTCTTCCTTCGAGTTCTGCTCATCAATCTTCGCCTGCACCTGTTTGTACAGTTCTTCTCCTAACACATCTTTCAGTTCCATAGTTTCCATCCTTTCTTGACTTTAATCGCAGTCACGCATGGCAGTTATCACTCTTGCCGGAGTAAGTATTCGTCACAGTTTAATCGCCTTAAGCCGATTTTGGGCATAAAAAAAGACCACGTTTTAATCATGGTCTAAATTACATAATTATTTTGTTACACAGAAAAAGCACCCTGCTACTGCGGAGTGCTTTCTCTACTTTAATACTCTATCAAGATTTATGGTTGATTCTATCCAAACAGCATCAACCTCATAATCATTAAATACTTTTATCGTATCATCACTATTTTTATAAATCTTCACTACTGATCCGTCAACATCTACAAGTGGATCGCCAGAGCTTAAATTACTAATATTCTGTTCAATTTTATTGCAAGCTTTTTTGAACTCTTCATTACTAGCTTCTTTGCAAATATTATATTCAAACATCTCAATCACCACCCAATCCTAACTCTCTATTCACATTTGCGTTTGTTTTGGTTGCAGTATCATAAATATCTCTGATTGCTTCATCCCTGGTCATTCCCTTCCTTTTCATCTTAGAAGAGATGAGTTCTTCAAATGTCTTATTAGGCCTTTCTTTTTCCAACTGTACCCGTGTTGCTTCATCTGCCATCAAGCTTCTGGCTTCCGTCCGTATTCGATTTCTAGCTTCAAAAGCCTGTCTGGCTTGTTGTTCGATTGGAAGATTATTATCTATAGTACCTTTTATCTTTGAAACTTCTTCAATATACTTCTTACGAACATCTATATTACTTAGCTTTATTGTACCATTTTCCACGCCATTTGCAAGGTATTTCTTATTCAGCCACTCATTCATAGCTACACCTAATTCATTAGGCTTTCCGAGCTGGCTGTTGGCAAATACTTCTGCAAAAAACTCTGCCTTACTCGTCTTTCCATACTCTGATATATTTGCGTCCAAATCAAATGCAGGATTGTTTCTTTTCGCAATTGCAATTATTTCATCATAACAATTATTTTGAACAGTTTTTTGAACATCTGCATACCACTTATATTTTGCCTTGTCCGTTTTTGCGCTTTTATTTACAAATGCAAGCATATCTGAATTTTTCCAACCAAGAGACTCCATATAGTCCTTCTTGATAACATTCTGTAACATATGTCCATATTCATGAGTTACCGTTGCTATGGAAGCTTCTTCGTTTGTATGTGAAAAAGGCATTGAGTATCCACTATCCATATCTTTGATTTCCTTCTTTATCAGGGAATCTCTATTCGTATAACGTTTTTTATTCAGAACCAAATATTGACTTGCTGGTGATAATCTGCTGCTATTCACATTTCCGGCGAAATTACCTTCGTCTACATCAATATCTACAAAATCGGATTTATGTATTACTCCGAATTTGCTTTCCAGACGGATCAGCTGATTTGTATTATCCACAATCAGTCTTTCGTCCATTGAATCTATATTACAGTTTCTAAAGCCAATTCTATTCTTTAATGCAGTTTTAGCTTCTTCTGCATTCTTAACAAGTGTCACTTTCGGTTTATACATCGGATTGTTATCCAGCAACCGCTTATACTTCTCATATTCCTTATCGGTCATGGAATTAAGCATCTTCTCGAAGTTCTTGCCATATTTCTTCTCCATTGCCGTAACATGCTGCATATATTCGATATTCTCATCGGACCAGTATACCTTCTTCCACTCCGCATACTCTTCCGGAGATTCGAAAGCGACTGTTTCTTTCGAGAAGTTATCCATCTTCACAATACCGCAGTTAAGCGCCCATCTCGCTCTCTGATCCAGACAGCAACGGCAATTACAATCCTGTGATGGATCACCAAACAATCCCGGAGCTTCTGCCTTATATCCGGCAATCTCAAACATCTCGCCGACTTCTCGTATCTGTCCATCCAGCTCTCGGTGTTCGGATCTGGTTCTTCCGTCGAGAACTGCATTCCATTGTTTCACGACCTCTGCACCACGATCAATTGCTCTCTTTTGTGCGTCTAATGCGGCACGATTCTGTATGCGATGCCCTTCTGTCCGGGCAATCCGGATTGAATTGTTGTACGCCTTCTGGAACGGCGTATGCTTCATATTCCGTGCAAGGTTCGATGCAATGTTGCTCCATGTCATGCCCTGCGCAATTCCTCTTGATACTTCCTGTCGCACTGCTTTCTTGATTGCCTTTACATCTTCACCCATTCGGTCATACAGAGACGTGGATAGCTTGGAGTCAAGCATTACCGCCTTTGTCACAGCTTCTTGGTCTATCGGCATCACAAGCGGGATTCCCTGCCCTTGCATATCATACATAGAGCCGAGATATCCATCCTGATAACTCCGTGTCAGATAATCGGATACAGTTGCATATGAATCTGATTGCAGACTTGTAAGTGCTCCTTCCAACTGCGCCTTGATTGCTTCCTGATATTGCTTCTGATATATGATTGACTTTAAATTCTCTGGTTCAAGATCTGCCCGCATTGATAACTCCTGTATCTTTGCTTCACAATCTCTTAGAGCCTGCTCATATACACTTTTTAACTGTGCAATAACCTCTTCTTCACTATTCAGCTGTGCTTGTAGAACTTCCTTCTGTCGCTTGTTCACTCGTCACAACTCCATCCAATAGCCGCTTGGCATCCGCTGTATCTTTTTCTGCGTCCTGCGGCAGCTTGTCCTTGATCTCTTCATAGTCAATATCTAACTCATCACAAATAGCCTTGATAATCGTCTCATCATCTAATGTATCCGCTAAAGACATGATCGTGTTGATTACAACCTGATGTGCCTGCGCTTCCGTAAGCTTGATCTGTGCATTCTCCTGAGCATTGCTCATAATCACATGCTCAAACTTGAAATACACATCGGAATCCTGATAACCCTTCTTCTCTGTCTTATTGATCTCTTCAATTACAATCCGTACAAGGTGCCGGAGTAGCTTCTTCAACCGGATCTCAAGCTTATTACACTGCAGTTCCAAGAGCGAATATGCCGCCTTGATAGCGATATTCGTTGTTGCTGACGTATCTTTCAATCCGGCCGTATTCAGACCCATGCCGAAACGATAGATATTCTTCTCATCAAGCTCCATCTTCTCCTTACGTGCCTGATACGGCACATCAACTGTCTTGATGTCGACATCGCCATTCTCTCCTGTGCCGATAATCTTCTTTGTCTTGAGATTTGTCTGCAACTCATCCATGTTATCGCCTTCGTATCCCTTAACCACATGCAAAGGTGTGTCGAAATCAATCAAGTTATTGGATAAGCTCGATGCCATCAGATCATAATCATCAATCAGCGGTTTAATCGGTCGCAGAGACGAATGCTGCTTCTTGTTATTATCCAGCCGAAAGAACGGAATAAAACCGAGTGATTCATAATATGTATCATCTTCCTTCCCGCCACTCTTCTTGTACAGGATGTGAGGTCTTGGATTGATCTTCACAGAATCATCCAACATGAGTGCACCATCGTCAACCATCGCATAGTATGTCGTGTCTTTCTCACTCCACACCTGCACACGTGTTATAACCTTGTGTCCTTTATCTATGCGATCCGTATAATAGTAAATTACATAGGCACATCCATCGTCCGTGTCTTTCTTACGCACTTCAATAACGCCCATGGAATCAGCTGTAGCAAATGCATATCTGTCATTCGCATCCTTGTATGCATAAATGTATGAAAATCCTTTGACCTTGCAGTCTGTGATACACTCAGCCAGCTCATCCATAAAGATGTCATTGTTATTGAAATACTTATCCATATGCTTCTGAAGCTCTGGATCATCCGATCGCACAATGCGTTCTCCGTTTCGATTGCCGGATAATATATACTGCACCGCCTGATCTACCAGCTCCGTAAAGAAGAGGTGCGGTATCTTCACATTGCTTCGAGTCTTATCTTCAACCAGATTGCCATCTGCATTGTAATAAAATAAGCGGTACTGCTTGATGTCATTGTCGCCGTCATAATACCGCTCACCAACCTTTGCAAACTGCTTCTTCTCGCTCGTTTTATCGTCGTCTATGAACTTTTTAATCTCGTCTACCGTCAGCACATTCTTTGCCCTTTCTAATTAAATAAGCCATGGACAAGGCTTACGCCATCCTTCGATGCCATATCGAAGTGCCGCCATCGCATCATCCATGATTGGAACCGGCTCGTCAGTATACTCACCTGTTCGCTCGTCCTTTTTCCATTTCCATTGTTGCAGCTCCTTAATTGTATTTACACAATGAGGTGCAACAAATATTCTTCTTCGTATAATGTGGTTCTTATCGACCACGCCCTTGAGCCAGTCTATCTGAGCTTTGACAGATCCGGCGGAACCGCCCTTATCAACGCCCTTGGCACGATAGCCAGCGCCCTTCCATGTCTTGATTCTGTCCGGCTCTGCGGAATCGCACCACATAGGCTTATTCATCGGTATAGCATGCTGAATCGCCAGCGGAATGATCTCTGCTGTTTCCTTCTCATGCACATATATCTCATCGAGAATGTATATATCATCATCCTTGATACCCAGAAGCAAGATAGCGTTCGCATGATTGAAACCGAAGTCCTGACCGATTGCGATATCATCATAATCATTCAGATTCTGCGATACATCCGCGACTTCCCAGTTATGAAGTATCAGACCGCCTATCTCGCCCCATTCTCCAAGTCCGTATATCTGATAGCCTTCGGGATCAACTTCTTTTCTACGTTCCATACGGCGGTGATACGCTTCGTCTATGAAGCGGTTCCCAAGATATGTACTATGGTGTGTCAGCACGTCCGGATCATATCTATCAAAATAGACCTTCTTTATCCAATGATTCTTATTCACCGGGTTGAAGGTCATTCTAAGCTGGTAGAACTGCCCGGGCGGCAATTCTCCACGCAATCTATCATCTATAATTTCCACATCTGCCTGCGTCAGCTCTGTTGCTTCTTCGCACCACACATCTGTGAGCTTTCCCTTCTGGAATGTGATTGACTTAAGCTTCTCTCGTTGCTTATCATCATTCATTCCACGGAATATAATGCGGTTGCCATTCGCCCGACATTCAAGCGACAATGGCGATGTGGTCATCTTCCAATATCGCTCCGCCTTATCTCCAAACATCCGATACACAGCACCTGTAAGCTCTGCATAGGTGCTGTCTCTGTTCGTGATATCTGACTTACGGACACATACAAGGTTTCTGCCCTTATCCTTCATAAGCCGGAGAATGTAGTTCTGCGCTGTGTCAACACTCTTCCCGGATCCAGCAGAGCCTTTCATTACGATATATCGCTTCGTGCTTCGGTCTACCTCCCGGAAACATGGATTCATTTGCACACTTACATTCATAGGCAACCAGCTTCTTTGAATGCCTTGAATATTTTTGGCGACTGGATAGCAAACCAGTCTGTAATTGTTTCATCCATGCCCCATGCATCAGAAGCACCGCTACAATTCCACATACCGGATTCATATAAAAAAGCATGAATAATTTCATGTCTTAATACCTTCTTCCTGTATGCATCTAAATCCATCAAAGAATTCCTGTCAGATTTCATTTCTGAAATCTTGATTATATGAACACTCTGATCCATGCACCCATCAGCATTTTCAGGCATTTTTTCATCACAAACATCAAAATGTATTGTGTATAACGTTCCTAAAATGTCAATCGTCTTATCTTCTAACATTCTTCATCTCCATAATCGATAGTCACATTCAATTCCATATCGACTTTCTCTTCCACCTTCTCGGTGTACAATCCATATCGCTTGCCAAGAAGCTCCGCCGCTTTCAGCTTGTCCTTCTCCGATGGTTCCTTCTCCATCTTCCGAGCCTTTGTGCTTCCGTCTCCCAAGCCTTCAATCACAATCTCGGTCGATTTACTCTGTCCACGAAGCACGGATGTGAGATACTTAAGCACCTCATCCTGATCGGCTATCAATGCCGCTTCTTTCTCCGCCATCCGGTTTTCTATATATTCTTTGATTACAGGTTTTGACAAGTTTTCAGTTCCGATTCTATTTGCCGTTTTCTTCGAATACCCTGCTCTGATAGCTGCTTGTGTGGCATTCAGATCAATCAGGTATTCATCACAGAATCTCTGCTGTTTGGCTGTAAGCTTAGCCATCACAATCACCATCCTTTACAATATCCATCCAAACAAAAAGCCTACCGCACCGGAGGATATGATCAGCTAAAGAGTACGGCAGGCATAAAGCAAAAGGCACCATGCAAAATGCACGATGCCTTCAACTTCCATTTATGATACATTAAATATAACACAGATTTCTCGTCTCATGTTATACAAATAAGTCAAAAAACTTACAACTTTTTCACAATCTTTATACTGATTTTATGTGTACATATTCAAACTATACCCTCTTTTGATGCATGACACCACATCATCAAGCAGATTTTCGTCAACAATACCCTCCAGCATATCCGCTACATCCTCTGCTACATAATCCACATCGTAGCTGTTAATGCTCCGATCTATGATGTCCGTCACAACCGCCATATCATACGGTACATCCATGCCGGCACTTTTGTATGTTTCAGCATAACTTTCCAATCTGCTCTTTAATCTTTCCGGATCAATCAACTTTCCCATAGATTTTACCACCACCCTTTATAATCTCGATCACATCATCTAAGTTAACTACAAGTTCTCCGCCCATGCCGTCATTCCCGAACCGTTCGTATGATGCTTTCTTTAAACGCTCCACGGCATCATCTGTGTCATATGCGGTCGATTGCTTGTCAATCAAATTAAACAAATCGCTTACATCGTCGCTTGTGCATATGTGGTCGCTATACATAAGTCTGCCATTTTCGTTAAAATAAGCATCAAAGTGTTTTACTAATACATTTTTTAATTCGTCCGCATCAATCAATCTCATTCTTCGCCCTCCTGTTCTTTTATCAGACAATAATTGTAAGCCATACAGCCATCACAAGTCTGTCTTTGACATCCTTCCTCTAAATAATCCGCTCCATCTTCCATATATTCAGCTTCGCTCATCTTCATCACTCCAATCCAATTTCTGTCCGCACTGATGGCAGTAAACTAAATCACTTCTGATTATTCTTCTTTCGCATACTGGGCATAACCATAATGCTGTACAACCTAAATTTGCAATATATATCGGTTTCTTCGGTATCTTCTGCTTTTCTCTCGACGCACGGCACTCTTCTATGCTTCCGATTTCTCTGTACTTCTGTACTTCTTCAAGTGCCTGTATTGCCATCTTTGCCGCTTCTTTTGATACGTTACTTCCAAATGGTAAGTCAATGTTTTGTTGAAATTCCTTAACCGCTTCACTCTCTGTCATATTCTCTCCTCCGCCTCTGATTGAAGCCATTTAACCCACTCTCCATGTTCTTCTTCACTCGGAAACTCATGTTCCATCCACTGATAATCCGACTTTACTTTGCAAAGAAAAACAGCCAACTCTTCATCTGACATATTTCTGACCCTGTCGGCATTTGTTATTGGTTCATACTTATCCATGTGCATATTGGCACAATCACAACATGGTTTTTCGCTTCCCTTTAAATGTTCATATTTACATCCACTGCATCCATTGTCTCTCATTTTTATCATCTCCTCCTTTTCGCCCGCTTTACAGCATCTCGTTTCATATCCAGATAATCGCTCAAAGCATCTTTTTGTTTTCTAATACACTCATTTTTCTTCCGTTGCTCTGTGGCGAATGCTTTGTAGCCTTCACACTCGCCATGGCAACCTACCTTTCTGTCCGTACATCCTTTACATGGATATTCACTCACAGCTTCAACCCCTTCCGAAAACGATACTTCCCGCTGTTCTCCGGAAGAGCTTCTAATGTATCAAGCACGCCCTGAACGTGAGCAAGTGCCCTTCCATGCATGGTTGACGCCCATGAATATGATTTCTTGTTGTCCGCTGCCACATCGTCAAGGTCCTTGCCTTGAATGTAGAGCTTGTGCAGCACATTATACTCCTTGACCGGAATCTGCTGTATCACTTCGCTGATCTCGCTCTTAACATCTCTGAGCCTTGCCACATACTTATCAATATCTCTTGCAGCGTCAATAGCCATAACGACCGAATCTTCCATCTTCTGGTTGGATCCTGACGACTTCACACGCTCTCCATCCGGCTGACCGGACAATGAGCTTGCAAGTGTAAGCCACTGCTCCCGCTCAATCATCTTGTTTGTGATCACAGCATCAATCTTCTGTACCTGCTGCAGATAGTTCTTTACGTTCATTTTTCTCAACAAAATCACGCTCCCTTTTCATCATCCTTTACGATAACAAATGCAACATCCTTACGTTCCATATACTTCTTAATCTTCGAAATCTGGAACGTAGCAAGCTCAATGATCTCCAGCTTGCCCGAATAATTTCTCTTAATCATGCAGACGTTCTCATCGTCCATCAGATTCGGAATAATCGTCTGCCCTGTTATTTCTTCTATGTACATGCTCATATCCTCCATTTTTGCGCAAAAAAATACCAACCATCATTATTCGATGGTTGGTATCAAATACATACACTTTTATGCTCTGTACTTAGGATATTTATCTTTATATTTTTGTCCATTTTCACAATACGGACAGTAGAAATAATCTTTTTTGCATCCTTGTGAAGCTTTGTCATAAACTTGATCTGCGGAAAGACATCCCATTTTATCTAGTCTATCATATTCTTTATCAAATTTATCCATGTCCTCTGCACTTATAGTGTCTACTACACCCTTATTTTTGCATGTTAAACAAAACTGTTTTGTGTTATCAATTAAACCCATAATACATATCCTCCTTCGTATTGGTAAGGATATTATACCACTCCAACCATCACTATTCAATTTTCAAAGTTCGACAAATTTCGACGCTACATCATCTGATCTAATGGCAACTCCATCTGAATTGCCGGATAATCTTCCCACGGAACTCCTATGTAATCGAGAACTCTTCCCCAGCCATATTTCTCTCCAGTCTCTGGATCTGTACAACACCGGTACATGTAATACTCCCATTCTTTCTGGTTACGCTCTCGCAATTTATCAAATCTATGTGGTCTTTTCTCCATGTGAATGCCAAAGCCACACATACTACATCCGGTTCGCTGTGCTCCTGTAGTCCGAAGATTTCCGCACTGATCCTGTACTACATCGCCGTAAATATCTGGTATAATGCTATCCACCGGCTCATATGGTATTACATTTCCATTCTTGTCTTTGCTGTAAGGTTGCTCATAGTACAACTTCTCAAACACATCCATGTTTTTGTGATACCAATCATCCATTTCCAATGCCAGCTTTAATATGTCATTTCGCATATACGGAGCAAACGGAGCCGATCGCATTGTGGTTTTTCCATAGTAGTTGCATCCGTGATCGGTAAGCGCTTCTTCTCTCTGCCCGCCTTCCGATGCCATCATTCCAAGATACGGATAGCTCTGATGTTCCCTCGCCCAGTCGTCACATGGTTTTTCTTTGAGCCAGTAGCAACAATCATTTGATACCTTGAAATCCGGTTTCTGATAGTTCACTCCTTCATTTTCGTTTTCATACCCTCCGAACAATTTCAACCACTTCTGCGGCAGTTTCATCCGGCTATTCTTCTGAAAATGTCCGAGTTCTCCACATTCACCTGTAATAATTGCATGTCTGACCGTTTTATTCTTTTCCGTTGGATTCTGCAACAACGCAATCTTACCTGCTATACGCTTACTGATTACCGGAAATCCAACTTCATTCAATACCTGTGTCTTTGTCTTATATGAATGCAGAATTGTCACACCAAGCGCTTTATGCACTCTCTGAATACTTGCATCTTCCAAACTCGATACTGATATTGCCGGTACATCAATTCCGATAGATTTCAAGAATACATGCAATGTAATACTATCAAGTCCACCGACACTCACATGTGCTGTTTTTCCACGTTTATCCATCTCCTGAAGAAATTCTATTGCACGGAGTTCTGACCTCTTCTTTTTTACTTCATATGGCTGATATTGCATGGCAATCATCCGGCTTTTTGCTTCACGCTTCTGTTCTTTCCACTTCTGGAATTCCACATCCGGCTTGTCTATCTCAATATCTTCCAAGAAGTCAAATTGTTCTTGTTCCATATCTACCTCCTACGCAAACATCATCAACTGTCCATTTGCTTCCTCTGCAACTCTCATATTGGCTGTTCTTCTTGCAACACACATTTCCGGAAGATTTGCTCTCACAAGTGCAGCCGGTATCGGTGGACACACTGCATTGCCGCATCTTCTTACCTGCTCCGTTCTCGGATATGTCTTGCCAGTATAATCATGATCAATAATGTAATCTTCTGGAAATCCCTGACATCCATATAACTCTCGTGGTTCCAACATTCGAAGTCCGATATCCACAATCTGATAATCAACACCCTCAATCGTTACAAGGCCAAATCTATCCTTCGTTGTAACCGTGTCTAATGGTTGTTCAATGTCCTGTCCGGTAGCATCACCATAGTATTTAATCAGAAATGCCCGGACTTCTCCAAAATGCCCCGCAGACGTTGTCACTGTATGTAACGGTTCTCTTTCGTCCTGTCCGATGCCTGTCTTATAGAACTTACTGAGAAACGATGTGACCAGTCCGTATCGGTTTGAACTATCCACTGTCATAATCGGGTCTTCTATCGTCTGTCCTCTCACTTCTCCCTGAGCAGTTTCGGAATGGTACTGGATCAGTGTAGGGCTTATTAAACAATGCTCATTCTTACTTACAATCGTGGTAAGAGGTTCTCTCACATCCTTGCTCCTGTCTACCGTAAATCCAGTCTGTCCGATCTGCACCATATACGGCTCTACAATTCCGTATCCATGCTTTCCTGTAATAGTTGGCATCGGTTCCCGGATATCATTAGGTCTGCGTTCTCCGCCATGATTGCACTGAATAATAAACGGTTCCGGGTTATCCAGTACAAATTTCTTTAATCCTCTTGCTATCCTTTCCATAGTCTTAGGTGCCAACGGTCTGACCGCCCGTATGCCGTATTTTCCCTTGATTTCCTCGGAAGTATCAAATATGGACGGGCAAGGCAGGCTAAAATCAAGTTGCGTGTATGCTCCAACATAAGGTTTAAGCAACCCTGCCTTGACTTCCTCACTGTCCGCCGGTGCATGTGTAGGCTCTGGCCATACGATTGATTTTCCATCGCAGCGTGCAATCATAAAGAATCTCTTTCGCATTGTTGGAGCTCCATAGTCCGCTGCCACAAGCTCCTTAAATTGCACTTCATACCCTAACTCTTCAAGCTGTCGTACAAACCGTTCAAAGGTCTTGCCCTGCTTGTTCTTAACTGGGTGATGGCGTCGATTTAATGGTCCCCATGTTCTGAACTCTTCTACGTTCTCAAGCATGATCACTCTTGGTCTTACAAGACCTGCCCACCGGCAGGCTACCCACGCAAGACCACGAATATTCTTGTCTTTAGGTTTTCCACCTTTTGCCTTACTGAAATGCTTACAGTCCGGCGAAAACCAAGCAAGTCCTACCGGATCTCCTTTACATGCTGCGATCGGATCTACCTGCCACACATCTTCACAATAATGCTTTGTTCTTGGATGGTTGGTTTTGTGCATCTGTATAGCTTTCGGATCATGATTGATGGCTATATCAACGCTGTATCCTGTTGCCATTTCGATGCCTGTCGAAGCTCCGCCACCGCCAGCAAAGTTGTCTACAATAATCTCTCCATGTATCACTCCATCACCCCCGGCATAAAATCGAACAGCGTCAGCTCGTCCATCTCGTTTTCTGCTGCCTGCAGATATCCAACTCCATCTCGGAAATAATTAGGATTCAACTCACAGCCTTTACCATATCTTCCCATCTTAACCGCCGTCATTGGTACCGTCATAAGTCCGCCGAACGGATCATATACGACATCTCCCGGATTGCTGTATCTATTGATGATTCTCTCCACAATATCAAGCTGCAACGGACATACATGCATCTGCGCTCTTCTCCGGCTCTGTGTCGTGTTAAGCGTCCGCATCCGGTTGATATCATCCCACACCTCAAGCTGGTTCCATGATCCCGGAGCAACCACCATGAATGTCGCCGGCAGTCTGCCGTCCTTATCAAGCTCTTTTGCAAGCTTCACATGTTCTTCATAGTTGTACACGCTCTCTCTGCTGTATTTCCTGTATGCTTTCTGCAGATTATCCACCGATATCTCTTTCAACTCATCCTTACTGATCAGACGATTACCCGATGATCTCCAATAACCGTGCGCATCTATCTGCCACTGTGCTCTTGTGTACTCTTCCTTGCTCTTTGATACTGGATCATCTGCATATGCTTTGCTATGATCCGTTGGTAACTTTCGGAACAATAGGATATATTCCGGGCATCCTACACCCATCTTGGTACCATCCTTGCACTGTTCAGACCAGCCAAGGCGGTATGTCTGATTATTCTCCCGTACAACATCCGTCACAACGGTGATCATGCCGAAATACATAAAACCATGTTTCATGTAATGTTCGATACAATCAGCATGAAACGGCTCGATCGTCGGCATCCCGGTACCAGTCGCATTTCCAAAAAGCACTCTGTCCTTAACGTGTACTGCTGCCACTCTGCCAGGCTTTAAAACTCGCAGAAGCTCCGGCGTCAGGTAGTCCATCTGTTCAAAGAACCGCTCTGTATCCTGATTGTGTCCAAAGTCGTTATAATTTGCGCTGTACTCGTAGTGATTGCCGAATGGTATCGACGTATGTATCAGATCAACACTGTTACTTGCCATGACACGTGTTTCTTCCACACAATCGCCGTATACTGCTTCATAGTGATTTCCTCGCACGGTTCGTTCTTCTCTTGTTCCTTCCACTCCCATCTTCCTTTCCAATCGTTCAGCTTTATTCGCTGAATTCAGTCCATATTTCTTCACGATCTCAACCATCCGCTTGACCATGTAATTGTGATTCTTCCATTTTTCCAGCAGGGCTTCCTTGATCTGCCGCTCGTTCTCCATGTAGATAATGTCAATCACAACCGGCTGGCTCTGCAAGAACCGGTAACATCTGTGGATTGCCTGAATAAAATCATTAAATTCATAATCAATACCAAGGAATATTTCCCGGTGGCAATATCGTTGGAAATTACACCCAGAGCCGGACAGCGATTTCTTTGTTGCAAACAGCCGTGTCTTTCCATTCGAGAAATCAATTACACGCTGTTCTCTCATCTCATAGTCCATAGCTCCATAGATATCAACTGTCTCTGGCAACGCTTTTTTGATTGCATGCCGTTCGCTCTCCAGATCGTGCCACAACAAGAAATGATCATCCGGCGAAGCATCAACAATCTCTTTCATCTTCTGCACCCGGATGTCTATGCTGTCCCGCTTGACCGCCGCTGCTTCTTTCAATCCTTCTGCTGCTTCCTGAAAGAGCTGCATCTGACCGTCCTTGTCTGCTGTATCTCCGTAATGAATCGGTATCTCATGCCATCTGACATCGAGCGGTGGCAGATCGTATCCGGCATCGGAATAATCCGGATTGAGATCTGACGGCTTTGTAACGAACAGCGCCCAGCTTGACACCCACAGCCAAAACTCATCTTCCATGTTCGGATACAGCGTCAGGTTGTTTGCCTTTGTACTATCCCGCTGGAAAAATCTTGTCAGCGCCTGTCCTGTGTCCATGACTTCCAGATAGCCGGCATAGTGTATAAGCTCCTTGTACTTATTCGGCGATGGTGTAGCCGTGGCTACCAGCTTATACGGAACGTTCTTGAATTTATCCAAAAATGTCTGATAAGTCTTACTTCCAAATGAGCGGAGTACACTTGCTTCATCCAATGACGTTGCAGCGAAGTACGATGGATCTATATCGCCATCTCTCACTCGCTCATAGTTCGTCAGCACAATCTGACTGTCACACGCCTTGACCTCGTCCATCGTCCGGCAATACTCCGGCTTCTCATATCCGAGCAGCTCCACCGCATCTCTGGTGAACTCCTGCTTCACTCCAAGAGGCAATACAATCAAAGCTCTGCCGCCGATATGTTCTGCTGCCAGATGGCAGAACTCTATCTCCTGTACCGTTTTTCCAAGTCCAAACGCTTCAAACAATGCCCGGCGTCCGCCTTTAAGTGCCCATGCAACAGCATCTGACTGATGTGGTTTCAATGCCGGATTGATCTTTAAACGATCAACCACAAATCCGCTGTCTGTTGCAAGGTCGATTTTGCTTTCTAAAAATTCTCTATATGTCATGTCACACCTCACTTGCAACAAGCTCTCGATTGCACAGCTTCTTGATCTGTCTCACTCGTTCAAAGGATATACCGCACATTTTCGCTGTATCGGTCATGCCATATCCCTGCAGCATGCACCGCATCGGCTTCTGTGTTCTCGGAGACAACTGATCTACCATATGTTCAAAATCCATCATCGTAATAAGTTCTCCGATACAATCGTGTCTGTCTTCCAGAAACGAATCCCCATAACTGTCACCATCATCATTTACAATCTTGTCGAGTGATACATACTGTGGTTTCTCGACATCTTTCCAGTGAAATGGTGTACGTACTGTCACATCTCCAAATTGAATGTATCTTTCCACATATCTGTTGATATATATACCGATATAATTTCGATTTAAGTGTTCCAGATCCTTGCTTCTGTCAATGGCTTCCACCAGTGCAAGTACACCTTCCTGTATGATGTCATCGTAATTTGGGAATCCATGATATTTATTCAAATGAAAATACACGAGTTTGATATTCTCCATGATCTTCTGATTTCGCAGTTCAATTCTTTCTGCCTTTGTCAAATCCATTCACCTCCTGTTGAAAGAGAGCTTCCATCTCATCAAGCGCAGATACACGCTCCTGTGTCGGTTGTATACTCTTAGGCATATTGCTCTGATATCCTCGTCTCTGTTTCTGCCTGCGCTCATTCACTGCATTTACTACCCATCGAATAATTGCGAGATAATGAGACTTTGTTTTGTAACCTTTCTCTTCAATGTACATATCAAGAAATTCGATTGCATCGTTACGAATATCAGCTCCGTACTTATCTGCGAGCTTGGTGAATTCATCATCCAACAGCATCACATTTCCGAATGGTCCATATGAATGCTTTGCGGGTGCGCTCTCTCTTTCCTTTCCTTTCTTTTCTTTTCCTTTCCTTTCTTTTGTGGTATAAATCTCGGATTTATCCCCATTTTTCTCGGATTTATCGGTATAATTCTGCGAATTATCTTCAAAAAGGGTGACTTTAATACAAGGGGCGGTATCTTCTTCTTTCAAAAGCCATATTCGAGAATCTACAACAAAATCTCTTTTCAGCCGTTTTACCGCCTCTTGAAATCTTCTCTGTATACCAGGGGAGGTAATGATAGTGTCCGAACTAGCAAGTGTGATCTCCGTGATTAGTGACCGGCTAGCCAAGAATGTCATTATCTGCTTCATTGAACCCTCAGGCAGTCCCAAGCTCGCCATAGCGCTGTCTTCACTGTCTGCATTCCATACGATATAATATCCGTTTTCTCTATATATCTCCGTAAGAAGGAATATATAAAACATCAATCCATCAGAGCCGTATCGTGCTTGGAGCGCTCTGATTTTTGTATCCGCATAGAAGAAATCCGTATCAAATGGGAAGTAAAGCAATCCGTCTCTCTTTTGACGTGCCATCTGCTCCTTCCTTTCAATCCCAGCTATTTAATAATGCTGGTTGCATAATCCTTATAAACATCTTCAAGCATTGTTCGATTACATTCTACGAACTCGCTTCCGGCAAGTTCCTTATACTCTGCCTGAATCTTCTGTCGTGCTCTTCTGACCGATTCTGTTGTTGGAAATCCCAACTCTCGCATATGCAGGAAGAACTGCTGAAGAGGAATCTTATCTACATCTACGCCGTTCTTCTTGCCAATCTCCTTGTACACCATGTAACATAAGCATCCGTCACTGCTCCGAGTCTCTGGATGTTTCTCAAGCATCGCTTTTACAACCTTATGTGTATCTCTGATATTTGCTCCCATCTTGTCACACCTCCCTGATCCGGATGCCGTGTCTGTAGAGCATCAGCTTCCGCTTTATGATGTAATCCTTTGTCCGGAATCCTTTTGTATCCTCTACGACCGTATCTCCGTTGGTATCTATATAAACGAAATCAGCGATATAACTACATGCATGTTCCACGCAAAACTTCTTCATCTTCACAAATCCATTCTTCAATGTGACCGGTCGCAGTTCATATTGCGATGGAATCAGTTCATATTTGACCTGCATCTGCAGATTGCTAATCTCGCCAGTCTGTTCAAGCAAATGAAGCTCCCGGTACCGCCACGCTTCCTTCTTGGAATCAAATGTAATACCGTCAACTACCACTTTCCTGCTTCTGTATTTGCTCATGTAACTCCTTTCCCTCTACCGCTTTTGTAGCGGTAGAGAATGACTTACAATAAAACAAAGAATACTGTGATATATCTTTGTACAATAACCTTATCCAAACAATGCGGCAGCGGCACTGTTGTTCACCTGCTCCGGCGTCGGCATTTCCGCTTCAGCCACCTGTGCACGTTCTTCCTGCTGAGAATCTATCGCCTGTTCCTCAGATGTTTCCGCCAGCTGTGAGGGCTCTGCAGCATCTACATCTGCAACCGGCTCATCTTCTACATATACCTTGGAACCATCTTCTTTGATGTATGCCATGTCGGATTCAAATGCTGACTGCATCTCGATAGACATGATTCCCCATTTGCTGATCAACTGACGGAGCATGGTCTTGTATGCCATTGCGTCGAAGTTCTTATACCAGAAGCTTGAATACATCCACGAATCACGCTGATCGTAATTACCGGCAACATAATCTGCATAAGACACCTTATGCTTCACGCCGTATCTCGTATTGATTGCCGTCATATCTTTGCTGAATGCCTGCGAATATCTGTCAGCATGTGCAAGCATCTGATTTTTGCTCCAGTACATTGACTTTCGAAATCCATTGACAAGTTCAAACATCGCATAATATCCAACCGTCTCGGCTTTCTCTCGTGCATCCCAGTCATTAACCATCAGCTGAATATTTATTTCTTCATTCATCGGATCAAAGCTGACAAACTCACCTTCCTTGATAGCCAGTACAGTAAGCTTCTTATACTGACCGGAGCGGATTGCAAGCTGGATATACCCTTTATATCCCATCTGGAACTGTGCCACCTTCGTACCGGCTTTATTGTCGCTATACGGCACGAGGTAATAATGACCAAGCTGTGGCGATGGGGAAAGCTTCAAGCTCTCTCCCAACAGCGCACCAGACAGGATCGATGGCTTCGTACATTCTGCAAGAGCAGGATTCACGCTGACTGCCGATACTACGCCGGAGATAAAGCGCTGCACATTTCCCTTACCAAGTGCCTGCTCAATATTCGCTTTGATATCCATACGATTCAAGAACCCGGTCATTGTCGTGTCCTGAATTTGATTCTGCTTACTCTTAACCAAACTATTCTGTACCATCTTATTTGTCTCCCTTCTTTACAATCGCATCAACTACAATATCTGAAAGCGTCTCGGCTAACTGGTCTAAGATCTGTTCAAATCCGCCCTTCTTGTCTGATTCCATCTCTCTCTTATCCTTCTTCATAAGTTCATCACAAGCGGCATCCGCTAATGTAAGAATCTTTTTGTATTTTTCATCTGCATCCTTCTTGTCATAACTTACACGAAGGTTATGCTTAAAACTACCAAGGATTGATGCAATTTCAACCGCACATATACCTTCATTTCCACTAATTATTGCTGTTCCATTTTCTGCTTTTACCATCTTCATATCCTCCTAAATCGCTCTAAACTCTATATTTCTGCTCTGGAAGAACTCTTTCAGGGCAAGTGCATCTTCGGTTGTAAGAAGTGCCGCAAACCGAATCCACTCTTTTGACGGCTCCAGTTCCTGCTGTGCCGGAGCTTCCTGTGGAACAAGATCCATAACCATCTGTTCCGCCGGCTGTTCCAACTGCTGCGATGCCTGCTCCTGTGCAATCTGCTTCGCACGTGCTTCCTCGGCTTCTCTTCTCGCCTTTTCCTCTGCTTCGTACTGCGCTTTCTT